CGCCGCGTCGGATTCCTCGATCGTGCTGACGATGCCGACGGGACCGTACTTGCTCACGAAGTAGGCCTCGGAGCGGTCCAGGCTGCACGCGAGGCGGTTCTCGAAGGTCACGCAGCCGGAGAGCGCGGCCGCGAGCAGGATCAGTGCAGGTCGGAGCAGTCGCATGGCTTCTTCCCCCCGTAGATTCGATTCAGGCTGCCCTGGTCCAACTCGCCCGGGCGCGTGGTGCCCTCCGGCGCCTGATGCTTCCAGCGATGCGTGCTCATGCCCAGGAAGGCGACAACCCCGCTGGATGCGCTGGCCAGGGCCACGCCGCCGAAGCCCATCACCTCGAAGATCGCGGCACAGAACAGCCCGAGCCCGAGCGAGGCGTGCTGGATGAACACCTCGGTCCGCGTCACGCCGGCCAGCATCTTGTCGATCCGGCACAGCACGACGAAGCAGGCGCCGAGGGTCACGACGACTGCGAGCATGGTCCATCCGGTATTCATGGGCGGGAACCTCGAGCGGTCTTCAGGACTTGGGCAGCCCATGCCACGATGGCGCCCCACTTGTCCGGGACGGCCGGGATCGCCGCCGACACCGGGAACAGCAGCGCGGAGGCCGGCAGCGGTGTGTACGGCTGCAGCAGCTCGGCCGCCGGCACGGTGACGCCGATCGCCGCCGTGAGCGTGAACAAGGCATAGGCCCAGACCGGCATCCGCGCCTCCGGGCTGCGGCGCCACAGGCCGAACATCAGCCCGCAGAACCAGCCGATCAGCACCAGGGCATAGGCGCTGACGTACTGGGCCGCGTGCGGGCCGAAGAACGCCCCCGCGGCGATCACGAAAGCCGCGTATGGGCTGAGGTCAACGTCTGCCGGTGCTGCCATGCCGAAGCCTCCGGGCGTAGAAGGTCGCGAGCCCAGCCGCGACGGCCAGGACCAGCGAGGTGATCGGCAGGCCGGTGCCGGCGTCGCACACGAAGCTGCGGCCGTCGCCGACGTAGGCCAGGCCGCACCCGGCCTGCATCAGCCCGAGCGAGATGCCGAACAGGCACACCGGCCACCAGTCCCCTCCGCGCTCCATGCCGAGCAGCAGCATCCGCCAGGCCACCCAGAGGCCGACGCTGACGTAGAAGGCCAGCGGGCCATCGGCGAAAAGCTGCCACCCGGTGTAGAGCGCCAGCAGCTCGGCCAGCAGCACCGCCGGCGTCACTTGTCAGGCCTCCACGGACCCGGGCCTCCGGCCAGGCGCCCCGCCCCGCCGCCGGCCAAGCGCTTGCGTTCGCGCCGCATCAGCGCCGCCTCGAGGATCAGCGCCTGGTCGTACCGGACGCCGTAGCGGTTCCCGGCGGCCAGCGTGAGCAGCTTGCGGCCGGTCGGCTGGCCGAGGTCGTTCAGCTCCTCGGTCCACTGGTCCTGCCACTCGTCGTAGCAGAGCACGCCGAACTTGAACGGGTCCAGGCCGCGCGACTTGAAGGCGTCGCGGACCTGCTGCGCGATCACCCCGAAGTGAAGCCGCGCCATCGTGCCCTTTTCCTTCACGGCGTCGACCCATCGGAACTGCGACAGGTCCACCGCCTCCCAGGCGTCGAGCACGGCGTCGTCGATCGGCGCGATGTCGGTCTTCTCGCGCGCGTCGGAGGTGCTGATCGTGGAGCTGACGCCGTAGTACTGCTTGATGCGGAAGCTCGCCGCGCCCATGTCGAGCGAGTTGTCGATCGCCGGCCGAAGCGCCGTGGTCCCGAGCGCCAGGCGGTCGGTGCCGTTGATCCGCATGTTGAACTGGTCCGTCGCGCCGTTGAAGGCAAGCCAGTTCTGCGGCTTGCTCGGCACCTGCAGCTTGATGAAGTTCGAGTTCGCCAGCCCGCCGCCGGGGAGGTCGCGCGCGAAGGTGATCTCGTTGGTCGACGTGCCGCTGTTGTCGGTCACGTAGTCGAAGATGTTCGTCACGCCGGAGTCGGCGATGTCCTGCACGAACACCCTGCAGCGGTTCACGCCGGCCGACATCTCGAGCAGCTTGGAGCCGATGCCGTTGACGTAGGGCACGAGGATGCTGGTGTCGCTGGAGCGCACCAGGATGCAGGTCCGGCCCGACTGCACGCCCTTGACGCGCACCACGCAGGACAGGTTGACATTCGCGCCGCCGACGTTCAGCGCGTAGCCGACCAGCGAGCCAGGCGCCGGGCTGGCGGTCTGGTTGGCGTAGATCTCGACCGTGCAGTCCGTCGACTTGCCGATCGTCGCGCCGTCGAGGCAGTCCTTCGTGATGACGCCGCGCACCCATGTCCGGAACGGGCCGTCCCCGAAGGTCGCGCCGTCGCCGCCGAGCGCGACGCCCGACTTGCAGCCGCTGGCGAAGCCGCCGTCGATCCAGCAGTCCTTCGACTTGTTCTTGATCTGCAGGCCGCAGCACGGCGAGCCCGACGGGTCGAGGTTCACGACGGTGCAGTTCTGGATCGAGCTGCGCAGCATGCCCTCGTGCAGGAAGCCGTTCTGGCCCGTGCCGCCGCCGTCGGCGTGGCAGTTGATGAAGTGGCAGTCACCGTTCGTGTCGTCGACGTCGACGAAGGTCAGGCCCGCCGACCCGCGGTAGTCGGTCACCCACAGGCTGCGGCACGTCACGCGGTCGGCGTTGCGGAAGGAGAAGCCGTGGTTTCCGAACGTCGTCACGCTGTACCCGACGTCGATCTTGAAGGCCTCGAGCACGATGTCCTGCGGCGTCGTGAATCCGAACGCCGACACGTTGCTGGCTGCCCGCAGCGCGATCACGCTCTCCTGGCCAGCGCCGTACACCGCGAAGCCGCGCGCCGGAGTGGTCAGGGTGATCTGCGTCGTGATCTTGTAGGTCTTGCGCCCCAGTAGGCCGATGCCGCCGTTCGCCGCGAGGTAGGTGAAGAAGGCCTGGATCGCCGCGGTGTCGTTCGTCGTGCCGTCGCCGATCGCGCCGAACTGCTCGTCCTCGGGGGTCACGAACGAATTGAGCTTCGCGCCGACGGTGCCGGCCGCGTACACCAGGTCGGAGTCGTAGCCGACCGAGCCGGCGCCCTTGGTGGTCGACGCCTTGTCGGCCAGGTCCGACGAGATGACGCCCTGGTACACCCGCCAGTGCGCCGTCTGGTCGCCGGCGAAGGTGGCGCCGGAGGTGTGCGCGTCGAGCGCGATGTACCAGGTGCCGGAGTTCGACACGACGTCGCGCGGCTGGTAGGCCGTGGCCGTCACCCAGGCGCCGCGCGGGTTGGTTGCCGAGATCGAGGCCACCGCACCCGCGACCGTCCGGCGCATCACGCCGAGCCGGTCCTGGTACTGCAGCGCCGGGCTGTTCACTACGGTGTCCAGCTTCTCCGCGTTGAACACCAGGTCGTTCGGGTCGCTGCTCGGGACGGGGTTCGTGGTGGGTGTTGCCATTGCTTGCCTTGGTCGAGAAGTACCCGAGGCATGCTAGGGAGGCGCCCGCACCGCGCGCCCCAACGCGGAGCGCGTCAGCTGTAGAAGGTCAGCGCCCCGCCGCGCTGCACCAGGTTCGTGCCGTCGTAGGTGAACGACGTGACCCCGCGCTGGTTCGCTGTTCCGGCGCCGTCCGCGGCCTTCTTGAAGATCGCGTTCCAGGTGAGCGTGCGCCCGCCGGTGCCGTCCTGCGTGAAGCAGTAGGTCAGGTTCTGGCCGACGGTGAGGTTCGTCGGGGCGGCGATGGTGCGGTTTCCGGCCAGCGCGCCGACAACGACGGTATCGCCCAGGCCGGCGTCGACGTTGATCGTCGCCGCGTCTGCCACCGACTGCGACTCGGGGCGCAGGACGCCGCCCTCGATCACCGGCATGGCCAGGCTGTCGCCGCAGGTCACGACCGGGCGCGTCATGCGCCACACGCAGGCCGCGGTGCCGTTGGTCTTGCCGATCAGCGCGACCAGGATCTCCGTGAAACCGATCTTGCCGTACACGTTGACCGACGAGTCCAGGCCGTTCGCGGCCGCCGTGGTGACGTCCAGGCCGGCGAGCGCGCCGAGGGCGTTCAGCTTCAGCGTCGAACCGCTGATGTCGGCCGTCAGCGCGGTGTAGGCCACGCCGTCGATCCGCGAGTCGTTGAAGCCCCAGAGCATCAGCTGCGAGTTGTTCGTGATGCCGGCGGCCGCAACGGTTAGGTCCAGGCCGACCGTCAGGATGTTCGCGCCGTCCAGCGCCATGCTGATGACGTTGAAGCTGAACGGGATCGACCGGTCCAGCGTCAGCCAGCCGCGCGACGCGTCCGGCTGGCCGAGCCATTCGTACATATCGCTCGGCGTGGTCAGCGTGCCGCTGGTGATCGTGCCCGGGTCGGCGAGCGTGCCGGTGGCCAGGCCGAACACCGCGACGGTCTCGCTGATGACCGCGCGGACGTAGAGCGTCGTCGCCGTGGCGATCGGCGTGCCACCAGAGCCGATCGAGCCCGAGGTCGTGCGCGCGATGCCGGGCTGCAGCATGTGCTGGCGCGTGAAGTTGAGCGTCACCTCGCCGTTGTTCGAAGAGCTGTAGCTGTTGCCGCTGGCCGCGACCGAGAGCGTGCCGCCGACGCCGGCCCGGCTCAGGCGGCGATGCACGTCCAGGAGGTCGCCGTCGTAGATCGTGTTCGCGCCGAGCAGCCCGACGGACGTGACCAGCGGCTTCATCATGCCGTCGCCGCTGATCCGCTTCACGCTGGTCAGCACGCGCAGGCGCCCGGCCCGCGGGTCCACGGCATAGGTCCAGTACAGGCCCTGCCCGTAGTTGCCCGGCCACGCCACCTCGAGCGAACCCTGGGCGTAGAAGTCGGCCGGGCGGTCGGTCGAGTCCGTGACCGTGACCGACGAGAGCGTCCGGCCGCCGGTGAGCGGCTTCGCGCTGAAGGCGTCTCCCAGGTACTGGCCTTCGACGACGACCTTGTTCGAACGGTCGCGCGAGCGGTCGAGCCACAGCTGGATGCGAGGCAGGCTCTGGCCGTTGGCCACCGTGACGAGGTTGTCCGAGGTCGACGCCCCGAAGGTCGCGATGCCCATCTGGTCGCGCGGCAGCATGATGTCCGCGCTGTCGCTGAAGTGGAACTCGATGTAGCCGTTGAGCACCTTGACCGAGTGCGAGTTGTCCTCGAAGTGGAAGGCGCGGTTGACGTGCTCGACGTGGTAGCCGTTGATCACCGCGCCGAGCTCGTTCTTGAAGATCGCCGCGGTGTGCGCGCCCGTCACCTCGAGCTGGCCGACCTGCAGGCTGTTGCAGTTGTCGATGACCATCCCGACGCCGCCGTAGCCGACGGCCGCCGCATTGTTCAGCGCGACGCCGGCGGCCGGGACCGCGGCCGAGTTGAACTTGAAGCCGTTCACGTTGCCGTAGTAGGCCCGCTTCAGGTACATGCCCATCTGGTTCGTCGACTGCGCCGTGATCGTGCGCGCGTAGGTGCGGACGTTGCGCATCTGGCAGCGGATGAGGTAGTCCGTGTCGATGATCCGAAGCGCGTCCGACAGGCGCGTGCTGCCGTCGCCGCCCTGCGTGAAGTAGCAGACAAGCTCCAGGTCCTCCATGCGGAAGCGCTCGAACTTGCCAGCGGCGTCGGCCGTCAGGTTCAGCATGCGCCAGATGCTGTCCACACCGCGGAAGTTGGCCACCGACGAGCTCGCCGGCGCGTACAGGATCGTCGAGCCGTCGCCCTGCCCGCGGATGCACAGCCCGAAGCGCGACACGCCGGCGCCGCTCAGGTTGATCGCGCAGGTCTTCTCCATCGTCCAGACGCCGGCGCCGAACTGGATCACGCCCTGCTCGGGGTTCGTCGGCGACGTGAGCTTGCCGTTCTTCGTCATCGACCCGGAGAACGTCTCCATCGCGAGCGCGACGGCCGAGCTGGCGCCCTGGTTCTTGATCAGCGGCAGCGCGAACACGCCGCCCGTTCCCGGGATGCCTGGCAGGTTCGCCGAGGGGACCTCGCTCGCGCCGTTCAGGCCGGCCACGCCGTTGACGGCGCCCTTGATGGTGGCGACGTAGGCGGCGGCGGCCTGCCACACGCGCAGCACCGACCAGCGGCGGCGGTTGACCTCGGTGCCTTCCTCGGCCTCCACCTGCGACACGTCCGCGGCGTCGATCGCCGCGTTGATGTCGGTGCGGATCTGCGCGAGTTCGTCGGCTGTTGCGGCGCGCGTGCCGCCGTCGGTTTCCCGGATCGAGATGGTCATGTGAGTACCAGAAGTTCGTCGTCAGCGACCACGAGCCAGCCCGAGCCGTCGAGGCTGAGGTCGCCGGCCCCGCCGCCGTCAGCCACCTCGGCCGAGTCGCCCCCGTACATACGGGCGTCGTACTGGGCCAATGCTATGGAGACGGTCCCGTTCGCGGCCGGGCGGATCTCGCTGGCCACGTACAGGCCTGCGGCCTCGAGCTCGTCTGAACTCAGGCCCACGGCGAAGGCGTAGCGGCTGCCGAGTTGCCGGTCGGCATCGGCGACGTACAGGCCCGCCGGCAGGGTCAACAGGCGCACGCCGGCCGGGTCCTGGAAGCACACGTTCGGCGGGCCGAGGTGCTTGCCGTCGACACCGGTGAACAGGATCCGCCCGGTCGTCTCGCCGTGCCAGTCGAGCGGCTCGCTGGTCTGGATGATCAGGTCCGAGATGCCGCGCACCTCGCCGGCCTGCAGGTCGTCGCCGCCGAAGTCGTTCGGGTCGATCCACCGCACCAGGGCGCCCAGGCCGAGCGACGAGGCGTCGGCCAGCGCCGTGTCCCGCACCGTCACCCGCTGGTAGATCAGCCGGCGCGCCTCCAGCTGCGCCCGGTTCTCGGCCTGCGTCATCGTGGCGCAGCCCGGGAGCTTGACCTTCTTCGGGTTCACGCTCGCGCCGACGACCGGGCCGCCGGTGCTGATGTTCAGCCGGATGTAGGCCTTCTTCGCCTGGGTGGTCTGGTCGACGTACTCGACCTCGACGCCATCGTTCGAGGCCGGGAGATGCGCCGCGTAGCCGATCACCGACTCGCCGCCGGCGGCCAGGTTGCGGTAGTCGAACTGCATCTCGGGGGCGGATCGCGCCTGGTCGCGCGTGGCGGTCCAGCGCGTGCCGTCGCGCCAGATCGTGCACCGCGCGGTGTTGGCCACGAACTGCAGGCGCTCGCCCAGGCTCATGTCGGCGTCGTCGAGGCTGCCGTCGAAGCGCAGCAGCTCGGAGTCCTCGCCGTGCTCGGCGTTGATCGCGGCGAGCGCATCGGTGTCGAGGCCGGCGATGTCGTTCCCGGCCAGGGTCCAGATGTGCGCCAGCGCGCGGGCGAAGTTGCGCGACGCGCTCAGGGTGTCGGCGGCCAGCGTGCGGACATGCCGCTGCCAGCGCAGATTGAACTTGCGATCGCTGAACCCGGTCGCCGAGAGCGTCGCCTTCGTGGTGACGCGCAGCACCGTAACGCCGGGCAGCTGCTTGGTCTCGAAGCGGCGCGCGGCGTAGACCTCCTCGAGCTTGGCCACGTCCGCGCCGGTGTCGCCGTTCTTCGGGCTCAGGCGCGTGAACTGGATCCGGTAGCGACCCAGCCCGGCCAGCGGCGTGACCTTCTTCGTGTAGAAGCGCTGATCGAAGGTGTTGTCGGCGTAGCTGTCGGTCTGGGTCTGCCGGGTCCCGCCGATCTCGGCGCCGGTGCCGTCGATCTGCCACCACTCGGCGCGGACGTCGACGATCCCCACGAGGCCGCGCAGGAAGGCCGTGCTCCACCAGATCTGCGTCGCCTCCACCGGCAGTGTGTACGGCCCCGAGACCGTGGTGTCGGCCCCGTTCGGGGTGATCGTGAAGGTCACGCCCTCGGTTGATGACCCGCCCCACGGGCCGGAGCTGAAGGTGAATTCGACGTCCGCGCCGATGACCGTGTACCCGAGCACGGTGCAGGTCTGGCCGAAGCTGCCGCCCGAGTAGGTGAAGCTCACGAACGCCGTGCCCGTCGGCGCCAGGCTCTTCAGGTCTGCCCTTGATGGTCCGTCGGCCAGGAGCGCGGTGAAGGACGTCGCCGCCGCGACCGTGGTCAGCGTCCCGAACCCGCCCGTGTCGGCGAACGCCTCCGAGTACGGCAGTTCCTGCCCGTTCACCTCGTCGCTCGCGAATGTCTCGACGACATCGTTCAGGGTCGTCGTGCCGCGCTCCGGGTAGCCATCGACCGGCACAGGCTCGAACACCTCGTAGCTCGAACCGTCGATGTCCCCGATCGGCGTCTCGGCGTACTGGACGCTCGAGATCGTGCCCTTGCCGCGCGACACGCACAGCCACTCGGTGACGTACTTCAGATGGTCGATGTACTCGACCGTCGATGGCTGGATCAGGTCCGGCCAGACCCGCCGGTAGCCGTACACGTCGGGCACCGCCTGGTAGGCGCGCGCGAGGTTCGTCTGGGCGGTGAGCTTGTTGTTCGGCGAGTCCTTGCCCGCCGCGCCGTCGGCGGTCGGGAAGTTGCGCAGCGCCGTCACGGTGTAGACCGCGAGCGCGCCGATGGCGATGTAGGCCCAGGTGATCGCCTCCAGGCCGCGCGGCCGCAGCGTGATCGTCACCAGGTCGCCGCGCGCCGGCGGCGCGTCGAGGCGCGGGTCGGTCAGAGGGTCGGTGATGACCCCGTTGATGCGCAGTTCGGCGTCTCCGCCGCCGCTGAGGTGCCGCTCGATGTTCTCCTGCAGCGTGGCGCCGTAGTCCAGCGCCACGCAGCGGCGCCCGGTGACGCCGGCCGGGTCGTTGAAGATCGTCAGCATGTCGGCGCGTACCGGTAGAAGCGGATCTGCCCGTACACCCGGGCGACGGCACACAGGCGGGTCAGGCGCACGCTGCCCGGCCGCTCCTCGTCACCCTCGCAGTGCAGGAGCATCCCGCTGGGCATGACGATGCCGCAGTGGCGCGGCCGGCCGCCCAGCCAGGCCATCCAGGCGGTCGCGTTGACCTCCGGCCCGGCCTCGACCCAGCCCTGCGCCGCTTCGAAGCCCGCGGCGATGTCCACCTTCGGAACCGGCCCGAGGTCGACGCCGAGCACCTCGCGGTAGTAGAGGACGATCAACCCGAAGCAGTCGCACGCGGCCCAGTCTGAGCGCCAGCGCTCCCACGGGATGCCCACGGCGCGCGCGGCGAATTCGTCGGGTGTCAGGAGCCTTTGCACCCGGCTGGATGCTAGGGAGGGGTCCGGGTCAGATCAGCTCGAGGCCGGTGTAGACGGCCGGGTCGTAGATCGGCGCCACCGCCTGGCGCATCGGGTTCGAGTCGGTCGCCACGACCTGCACGGCATCCGCGCCGAAGCTGACCCCGCTGGCGTCAGAAACGTAGAGCTGCCACGTCAGCTGCGGCGCGGCGGTGTCGCCCAGATAGACCGCATACGTGACGTCGATCGGCAGGCGCGAACCGGAGTCGACGATGCGGGCGAGCTCGCGCTTGAAGGTGCGGCCGACGACCTGGCGCGGGAAGGCCATCGTCAGGCGCGGCTGCGAGTCGCCGGTCTGGTCTGGCGGCTTGATCGTCATGGGCGCCGGCGTGTGCACCTCGCCGCCGAGCGTCACCTCGGCGAACTGGTTGGCCACCAGCCGGAAGGGCTGCGACATGGCCGGGTGCGAGAAGGTGATCGCGTGGAACTCCGGCAGCGGGCTCTTCGTGGCCCAGAACGTGGCCTTGTCCACGGCGTCACGCCTCGAGCATTTCGGAGGTCACGGCCAGGTCCAGCAGGGCCGCCCAGGTCGGCCAGTCCGGCAGCGCGACGATCAGGTCCGCGGCCTCCACGTAGGCCGCCTGGATGACCTGGCCGCGCGCCATGATCGACGCCTTGTAGGTGAACAGCGGCCCATCCTCCTGCGCCGGCAGCAGGCTGTCGGGCAGGAACCGGCAGGTGTGCGTGACCATGCCGAACTCGGTGCGAAGTGGAAGCGTGAACTCGTCCGCGCCGCGGTTGATGATCTGGGTGAACCACAGCTGGAAGGCGATCGCCTCCGACTCGGTGAAGCGAAACGCCACGTCCCAGAACACCGGCACGTCGGTGCCGATCTGCTGCGCGTAGCCGTAGCCGCGCCTCGGCTCGGCCATGCGGAAGGACGCCGGCTGGTTGCGGCTCTTGCCGGCGTGCAGGATCGTGCGGATGGTCAGCGGGTAGGCTGCGGTCATGACATGCGCCCGGTCACGTTGGTGGCACTGCGAAGCGCGGACCAGACCGACCCGGAGTTCTCGCGGATCTGCGCGGCGACCTCGGCGATCGCGATGGTGACGACGCGCGATTGCTGGTCGACGGAAGCCGACGCCACGGCGCCCGGCGCGTTGTTGTTCACCACGATCTGCCACTGCGGCCCGCCGGCGCCGCCGACCTGATCGGCCGGGATGACGCGCCCGCCGCTGGTCGGGAGTATGTACTGCGCGCCGTTGCTGCCCTGGAACATCTCGGGTCGGCCGGTCTCGTTGACCCGGTACAGCGAGTCTGCAGAGACCGGGCCGCCGTACTGGCGCCCGCCGCCGAAGGTGGCGCTCTTGATCGCCCCGAGAACCCCAGAGCCGGCAGCCAGGACGGCCGCGTAGTTCGCGAACTTCTGGGCAGGCGTGATCGCCGTTGGGTCCGCCATCGCCTGCATGAGCGCCATCTGCAGGCGCAGCACAGCGTCGGCGATCGCGAAGCCCTTCGACACCGCGAAGATCGCCTTGTACGCGCTCGACTGCTCGCCGGCGAAGGTCTTGGTGAGGTCCGCCAGCCCGCCGAACAGGCTGCCGTAGTTCTGCAGCGTCGCCGAGTTCTCGGCCGCCTGCTGATCGCGACGACGCCGAACAATCTCGGCGATCTTCTCGTTCGTCTCGGCCTCCAGCGCCACGCGCGCGGCGGCGTAGAGCGAGGCGTTCGCCTGGTCGATCGCGGCGTACTGCATCAGGAGCGCGGTCTTGGCCTCGAGCTCGGCCTGCAGCTTCGCCACCGGATCGGCGTCGGTCAGGATGCCCTGCGCGAAGCCCTGTCCGCGGGCCTGGTCGGCGGCCACCTTGGCGCGCGCCTCGGCGTCGGCCTTGCCCTGCTCCTCGATGAGCTGCCGGCGCTCCTCGCCCTCGCGCAGCATGATGTCGCGGCGGTCGGAGGCGGCGTTCTCCTCGATCAGGGTCTGCGCGCGCGCGGCCTCGGCCCGGGTGATCTTGCCGGCCTTCAGGAGTTCGCCGTTCTTGCGCAGCGCCTCTTGCTCGAGCGCGTCGATCCGGGCGATGCCTTCCAGCGTCTTCGCTTCCAGGCCCGCGAGGTAGCCGCCGGAGTCGAACTTCTCTCCCGTCGGCTTGGCCTTCTTCTGGCCGCCGCCGCCAGTCTGATCTGGGACGACGAGATCCGGGTTCACCTTGCCGCGCCCTGCCCCGCCATGCAGCTTGTCCATCGCCGCGCCGATGTCGGCGGCGACCTTGACCAGCACGTCGCGGCGCTGCTTCAGCTCGGCGATGTCCGCGTCGCTGGCTTTCGGGAAGGCAGTGCGCGAGAGTTCCTTGTCGATCAGCGCGATCTCGTCTCGCGCGTCCTTGAGCTGGCTCGCAAGGTCGGACTGAGCGCGGCCCGGCGATTTCTTCAGCGCGTTCGCGATGCGCTCGGCGGCTTGCTCGGAGATCGTCGCGGCGTCGCGCGCCTCGCCGGCTACCTTGTCCCAGTTCAGCGCCAGCAGAGCAAGGCCAGTGATCGCGATCCCGATCGGGCCGCCCATCGCTGCCACAACGGCGGTGAAGCCGCGGGCCGCGACAGTGGCGGCGCCGACCGCTGCCGCCGAGGCATAGGCCTGCACCGCAGACGCGACGAAGGCGCCGATCAGGCGGGAGGTGATCGCGCCGGCCAGCGCCACGACGGCCACCTCGGCGGCCTTGATGTAGGGCTTCAGCGCATCGAAGTACTCGGTCAGGCCGCCTTCCTTGACGCTGGTCGACAGTTCCTGAATGACCTCGGTCGCCTTGCGCACGCCGGCCGCCACGGCATCGCCGAAGCCTGACTTCGAGATCGTCAGGTACAGGGACGCGAGCGAGTCCTCGAGGTTGCTGATGTCGCCGTCGAGCGTCTTCGTGCGCTCCGACATGGCGCCGGCGAAGTCCGTTTCGCCGATCTTCGTCAGGTACTCGACGATCTGTTCCGAGCTGTTGCGGACCGTCGTCGTCGTGCCGCGGAAGGTCAGGGAGACGTTGTCTCCTTCGACCTTGGCCTTGATGCCGAACTCCTTCAGCCGCTCGAATTCGCTCGTCGAGGCGTCGGCGACGGCCTCGATCATCTGCGATAGGTCCTTGCCCATCGCCGCGGCGGTGTTGCCGAAGCTCGTCATTGCCCGCTCGCTCGGATTGAGGCCCATGGCGCGCAGCTTCACGAACCCCTTGACGGCCTGATCGAGCGAGTACGGCGTCTGCGCGGCAAACTTCGTCAGGCGCTCGAACACTGCGCCGGCCTGGTCCGCTCCACCGGTCACCGTCTTCAGGCTCGCGAACATCACGTCAAACTGACGCTGCGCGCCGATGAGCTTCGAGACCAGGCCCTCCACTGCGATCGCGCTCAGGGCCGCGCCGATGGCGGCCGAGATCTTCGTGAATCTGGCCTGGAGCTTGTCCCCCTCGCCACCCAGACGATCAAGCTCGCGGTCGACCTTGCGGCCGCCACTGATCAGCTTGGCAGTGTCAAGGTCGACCTGATAGAAAATGCCGCCTACGTTCTCAGCCACGGCGCTTCTCCATGATCGCGGCGATCTGGGCCTCGTACTCCTCGCGCGACGGCACGTCCCGCTTGGGCTTGCCGGCGTCCGGGAACTTCATCTCGAACATCTGCTGAAACTCGGTCATCGACAGCGCTTCGGCGTCGGCGCTGCTCAGGCCGAGGTGCACGCGCGCCGCGGCGATGTACTCGGCGGCGTTGAACGAGTCGGAGAACTTCCCGTCACCCTGGCCGGGCCGGGCCTTCCCGATGATCCCGTGGCGCATCAGGTGCTGGGCGATGATGATCTGCTCGACCTCTGGCATCTCGCCAGGGTGGCGCCCGTTCTCGTCTGTCCATCCGACCAGCGGCGTCGGGTCCTCCTGGTCGCACAGGCTCGCCAGGATGTAGGTCGCGGTCTGCGCGGCGCGCGGCCCGTGCAGTCCGGCGTAGATCTCGACAATCTCGCGCGGGCTACCGAGCGCAGCGATGCGGCCGAGCGCCGGGCGGAAGGTGAACTCCGCACCGTCGCCGGCCATCGCTCGCACGAAGCCGCATTCGATGAGCACTGGCCCGAGGGTCAGAGGTCGAAGAGCTGCGCGGTCAGGGTCGCCGCGCCGGTCAGGTGCACGACGCCCTGGCAGTACGCGCTGATCGTCGACAGCACGACGGCACGGCTCAGGCCCGCGGCCACGACGATCGCCTTCCCGGCCGAGACGTCGATGTTGCCCACGCCGGGAGCGTAGACCGTCGTGCCGGTGCTGCCGTCGATGGTGCAGGTCAGCGAGCCGCCGGTGGTGTTGCGCAGCACCAGCAGTTGCTTCTTGCCGGGCGCGATCGTGATCGTGTCGTCGGCCGAGAGGGTGGTGATCGCAGCGGCGAAGTCGCCGATCTGCGAGGCGTCGATCGAGGTGATGGCAGCCATGTGAAGGTGCTCCG